CCAATGACATCAGGTATAATCACGTTTATTAAAGCATTACAATTTATGGGAGTAATTTTGAGCAATCCATTGATCTGCAGGAACTTCATACACAGCTTTAGAGGGATCTGTTTTGTCATTTGCCAGGGTGAAAGGCATTCGTCCAGACTCTGTGACTGGGAACGGCGCAGGCTTTTCTGGGTTATGGCGTCGCGACCTACGGCGACGCTTTACCTCAAATTCCATTGAATAATGTAAGTGAAAGATTGCATACTGGTTCAGGTTGCTCTTAGACACTGTATGTGCCCCGGCCGAAGGCGGCCCTGGTTGGGCACGGAGTTTCAGGAAAATCATGGGAGGCGGATTTGCCATTCCCCAACCTCCAAGGAGCGGGTACTGAGCAAAGAAGTGACATTCTGTATCTGGAATCTTTGTCCAGATCTGGCAGTCAAAAGATAGTGGATTGGGATTCCAAACTGCTCCTGGAAACAGGGGGAACACTGGCTCTTGATATAATTTAGGGTTAAACTCTGTCTCTGTTCCACTGCCACTAACTCGCTGATGCCCAGGAACATAAAATGTATGCCCAATATGAGGCGCTGCTAGGTCTGTGTCTGTCACAACCACCCTTGACGGGTTGGAGACAGTACCATCAATCTCCTCTTGGTAACCCTCGTAAGATTCTTCATGTAATCTGGGGGTATATGCCACACCTCCCAAATAATTGTGTACTGAATAGGTCCCACCATCTTGATCTTCTGTCCTCACAGACCATGGCTGATGAACCAAAGGATTGATAGCATATCTGTCACTAGTCTGTGGGTGTCCTATTGCCACTGGGGCTCTGAAAGTAAGATTCTTTAACTGGCTGTCTGTGGGGGTCATGAGTGCAGGCCCTGGCACATGATTGAGAGGTAACCGTCCCACGTCCATGCCGGTAGGTCTTTTCCACACAGCTTTACCTTGAGAGTCTACCCCTGTCATTATAGCCAGACGAGAGCTGGGTATAGGGTTATGTCTCCCATACAAGGTTTGACTGGGAGTGCTGAGTCTACGAAAAGGCAAATCTGTAGGAAAGTCATAAACATGAGACCATGTATCCCCGGACCCTAAGCACTGAGCATCGTGGTGTTCTAAAAAATACAATTCAGTTTTATGGTCAGCTATGCCCACTATATCATGAGAAGATGAACTATCAATCTCACGTCCCCTGGTTAGATACCCATACTGGGGAAGCACATAGTTCTCCCCGGGTAAGTGGCCTGGCAAAGTGTCTTGATTATGCCCCAATACATAAGGGTACTCATAACCGTCATCACTGAAGATGGTGATGCCTCCGCTAGCACTGTCAGAAACCGTAGTACCAGTAGAGGTGGTAGCAACATCTTTAATCACAATAGCACTAATGCCAACTATAAGCTTTTTGGGTCTAATTTCTTCATACTCATCTAATAATTGTTGAAAATCTCTGGGCGTGAGGTGTGCAGATATAGCATTGACATCTATATAAGAGTAAGGCGTACGCATGCCCATAACGGGCTGACTCTCATCTGTGTGGCTGCCTTTGCGGTAAACTGGAACATACCCCCCACGGTCAGCCAACATTGAAGTGCGAGTATGGGCAGTAAGAATTAAAGAGTCTGTAAACGACGTCCCACCAATCCATTGAGCTTTTACTTTTATGCCGCCTCCGGCACCCCCGGTAGCCTCTGAAGCCATGTCTGGAGCAACAATCGGGTCAGGCGAAGCAAGGTCAAAATCAGTTGCAACGGGGTCTTCAGGGATACCAGGTCTCGCCCTCTTGGATGAAGGGAGACCGTCTGAAGAGTCCACTCCCGGGACTTGAGGCGGGGGCGCGGGGGGTAAAACCTGTGAAATTTGAACATCTGCCACATCACCAATTGTTTCTTTTGCTTCCCATATCCCTCGAATTACATTACCCAGTAGCTTATCACCCACACCGGTCACACGCCCTTCTTTTTCAGCCCTTTCAATCTCTTTGTTCATCAATCTATCTGCCCCGTGACCATGAACATATGGCAGGTCGCCATGAGACAACATTTCATCGTACCGTTCATCGTGGTGCTTCGCTGCCTCATCCACTGGTCCCTGAGGGGGACCATTATCCAGAGGATTACCAGGACCAACATAATTGTAGCCGGGGACCAAGAGTCCGCGGTTGGCAGGGCGCTCAAGGTCTGATTCACTAGGGGTACCAGCTCCCGTATCACCGTCGCGACTGTAGTCGCCTGGTCCAGCATGTTCCACTATAGGAGGATAAAAAAACTCCTCAAACTGCTTCTGTATGGTGTCTAATATAGGTCTATCTTCAGGTTTGATGGGAGATAACATGCCCTGAAAAAAGGCTTCAATTGCTTCTCGAGTAGGTTTTTGAGCTGTATGAGCGTATCTAGCCAAGTCTTGCAAAGGGGATACATTTGGGCCGATAGCGAACTGGTGCCTACTGGGTTCATAGAAAAAGTCTGCTACAGGAGCCATTGCCTGCCTCAGTCGCTGCTCAGCCGGTCCATGTGACACAGTAAGCAGAAGTCTGATGACATCCATGAAAAACCTCATAACTTTATGGATGTTGTTTGTTTCTCGCCTTTTATTGATTAACTGATTTACTAGTTGCCTAATTGGAAACAGCTCATATGGGAGGTTGCTTGCATAGCGGCTAAGCTCGTGAAAGGCTTTAGTAAACAGCAGACCAGTTGTAAGTTCTCCTAGATAGCCTCCACCACCTCTCCCACCGTGACGGGTTGGTTCAAAGCCCACGTCATAGGTTATTTTACTCATCAGGGTATCCAGAGGGAGTCGATCACCGGGGCGGTAGGCATCTGCAGCGGACATGGTCTTACCTGTTAGGAGAAGAGATTACTTGGACTGAGTCACCTTCTTCTGAGAAGAAGTGTTTTCACTCTTAGATCTGAAAGACATAAACAGATGTAGCATGTGTACTTACCCTACCAGTTCCACCAAGAATATAATTTGCTCTTGAGTGCGGATTCTGAATGTCGCAAGGTTCGACGATACCGCCAAGGCTCTCTGATCCACAGCTGATAGTAGAAAAGACCTCGTGCGCGAGGGCCTTGTGGTCCCACCAAGTACAACCGTTCTGCCCAGTCAAAGTCGGCCAGGTACTGACACCACCAACTCTCTATCAGAGGATCATCCGCAGCACGAGCATACCTTTCTTCGTCGGAGTCAGCCTCTGGAAACGGCCCGGACGCCAACGCCGCTGCCGTGTCCGGTGTAGGAGGGCTAGCTGCTGGAGAGCTCTGCGGAGTACTCGTCCTCGGACGAATCGCCGAAGAACTTCGCGAACTGGGGAACCACTCATCTTCAGAGCTCCAAGACTCGCGAGATTCTATCACGTCTCTGATTGGCAGTCGAGGACTGCGTGACACGTCACTCAGAGTAGGCTTGTCAAACCTACGTGGCACTCTGAAAGCTTCAGGTGGACTGCCCTTGTCTTTTAATAGCTCGCTGCCCCACTTAAAAAAGTCATGCAAATCTGCTTCTGGTATCGGTGCTAATCCGGGAGGGACCAAACGGTTAAACTGAAACATGGTGATCCGCGTCTGCAATGCCTCTTGATGCACAGTACTAACTACAGGCCCATCTACAGTCACCGTCAAATCTCCATTTGACGTGATAATAACACAGGTGGGTATAAAGTCTTCACTGCCTTTATTCTTTACATCTAGCCTGACTGGTGCTCCACCTAGAATAGCTTTGGCCACCTCAACAATATTCTCTGTCATACGGCCTTCCTCCCACCATACAAGAGACTGACAATGACAATCATTGAAAGGAAAATTTTGGTTAGTCCAATTCACACATCCATAAGAAGGACTGATGTTAGCAATTGCTGCGGCTAACAATGTCTTACCCGTACTCGCAGGGCCCCAGAGCCACAATGCTCTGCGTTTTGGCCAAATGCCTTGAGCCCAAGCTGCAAAATACCAAGCCGCATCCTCTGGATCATATGCATTAAGTTTAAAGAGCTCTATCACCCTGTTATCTGCTGCTACGGCAGAACCTCCCCTTTGTAAATAGCCTAACAGGGGGTGAGCGAGAACCATCTCTCTTCTTGCAACTAACAAAGCATTTCTGGCCTGTAAGACTCCACCACTTGACCCTAGAAAACTTCTATAGCTGCGCTTGTCTGCACTTAGCCATCTACGTTCAGTAGCTATGCCCTGTTCTACTAACCAGTCAATGAGTGACAAAAAACGGTCAGTACCTTTACCTCCCATGCTAGGAGCTTCTGATACAGCTTGGCCGCCGGGAAGTGCAACTGCCCCTTCTACATATGGCAGAGCAATAGCTCCACCCTCTCCTAAACACCTGACACGGTTGGGGACACTTAACAAAGAGGCCTGAAATCTGTCTATGTTACTCCAAGCAAACCAACAGTTTTCTACAGGCAACTTGGGTAGCAAATACCTCACTACAAAGCTCAGGTCAGCCTGGTATAGTCTGCCCTGGCGAGTCTTCCTAATATTCCATAGCAACCCCCATACATGGTGACCTGCCATGTATCGGTCCATAAAGGTGCGCCATCTTTTCAGCCAAGTTGAAAACTCTCTCCCAGACATCTGCCCCTGCTCACACACTAAATGATAATGAAATTCCCGATCATCTGACTTACTTGGTTCTAACTGCAGAAACAACTTTGGCTGGGGATACAATGGAAGTATCATAGAAAAAGACTCCAGTAACTCCCTATACAATATGTGGCCTAAGTTAACTGCCAGATCAAAGTGGCTTGCATATTGACGCAGATCACTCACGGGCCAGTCTGGATACTCGTCTGGTACCTCTCTTAGGACCACAGAAGGTTGTTGAAACTGCACAGGCACGGCATCACAGAAGACAGTGGGGACCTGGAGCACAGCGGTGAAGCAGGTGGCGTCCATTCTCTTCGGCGGCTGATCCGAAAAGGAAGTGCACAGCCTGAGACTGATTCTTAAGGGCGAGGTAGGTGTGGCGAGGGTGGGCTGTCCCGGAAGTCCACATCATCTTCCTGTCCGCAAGGACACGTCAGCATCCGCCGGAAGCGGAAGTGACGTACCGGAACCGGAAACACGTAAGCGGAAGTGATGTCACCGGAACCGGAA